CGAGTGGGAGCTTCTTAGCGTCACAGCGACCATTTCTTCGTCAGCATCATCATTATGGTGCATAGTTAGGATTGACTCATCATCCATCACCTCCGGCGACTACATAGAATTCACTGATGTACGCCTAGACCTTGGAGAGCATAGGCTTAGTGGGGATAGGGAGTATGGGGAAGAGTTGGCTTTGTGTCAGAGGTATTATGTAATCCTGATGGATGCAAATACCACTCAACATGCTGTTGGGTCAGGGTATGCTGATTCACCCACAAGAGCGAGAGTAGTTATCTCTACTCCCGTGACTATGAGAGCAACACCGACCATAACGGCTAATGGGGCTATGCAATTAAAGTGTAATGGGTCTGCTATAACAATAACCAGCTTCTCCTCCATGGTAGTATCTAAGCATGGGATAGTGTCGTTTGCTAACGCTGCATCTGGGCTTACGGCGAATCACGCAGTAGCTCTAACAAACAGCGGTGGTTTAACTCTTGAAATAGATTCGGAGCTATAATAATGATTAATTCTATAAAGAAACAAGGCAACGGCTGGCTAGTAGATGGCAACAAGTCTGTCCCTAATGATGAGCGAAATACAGACTGCCAAGAGGTATTGGCCTACCTCGAAGAGGGCGGAATAGTAGAGGATGAATTCACCCTAGAAGAGATTGAGGCTCAAGCTGCTGCTCAAAGGCTTGCGGACTTACGGTCTACAGATGCAGATATGGCTAGGATAGTGGAGGACTTGTATAACTTTGCAGTAGATGGCACCCCTCTGCCTCAGGCCGCTAAGGATAAGATAGCTAATCGCAAGGCAAAGAGGGAGGTACTGTAGTGAACACCCTCTATATCGTCCTAGGAGCCGTTCTAAGCGTCTTTCTCTTCATAGCCTACACATGGGTCTTCTACCTAGCTGTAATGAACCTAGCGAGGAACAAGGAGCGTCTGACACCTGTTAATAAGGTGTTCGCTTATCCTATGCTCTGGGTAGGGCTTGTAGCTGATATGTTGTTTAACTTTACTGTAGGGTCATTAATGTTCTTAGAAGTACCCCAAGAGTTACTAATGACTACTAGACTGAAGAGACATCTACGTGACCATAAGAAGGACTGGAGAGATAGAAATGCTAACTGGTTCTGCTATCACTTCCTAGATGCCTTTGATAGTTCTGGTAAACACTGTTAAACAGTAGACATTAAAAAGCCCCTCTGGATTGCTCCTTTGGGGCTTTCTTTTTGCCTATAAGTTATAGAATTTCACAAGCTCCACTTGAACACGCATACTCTTTCATCCCAGTGGTACTATCGACCAGCTCATACTCACCAAGCTGGCTCCAATCAGCAATAGGCATAGTATTAACCATTTCATTAAACTTCTCCTCTGTTATCTCCTGATAAGGTGCTTGCTTATAACTATGGTCACTATGAGGTAGGAATGAGATACCAGATACAATATCAAAGTTATCATACACCCAACTACAATATCAAAGTTATCATACACCCAACTCCCTACTTGTAACCACTCCTCTTCTCTAACATACACTGTAATACTAGGCTTATGCTCAGTCCAATGTAGCTGATATGTCTTCCACATCTCGCACTGTTCAATGGCAGTCATATCATCACGCATCACACTCCCTTCTGGACTCTTAATAGGGAATGAGAATACATAGCCACTATCAGGCTTCATCACATCATCCTCTACAGGGAATCCTTGAGCCGCCATCATAGTAGCTAAGGGGTCTTTCTTGTCTGCCCTTACCGTACGAATATAATAGTCACTATAGCGAGGATGAATACCCGAAGAGGAGTCCACCAGTTGAGAAACAGTTCCAGACGGCTTAACAGCAGTAATAGCAGTAGCCGGACTGATACCCAACTTCTTAGCCCACTCTTTATTTGTTTCAATTGCCACCTCCTTTAGTTCTTGTAGCCAATCTTTAAGCATCACCTCACTATCAAGAGACCAAGCTCCTGCGTCTGTATCAGCCACCCCACTCATAACAGGGTGATCCATAATACCTGTAAGAGACACACCAAGCAATGCCTCTTCCTCTGTGTTCTCCTGTAAGAGACACACCAAGCAATGCCTCTTCCTCTGTGTTCTTCTTCCATGCACTAGATAGGTAACGGAAGTCTGTAAGTGTAGCTTGCATTGTACCAATGATAGCAGCCTTCTTGACCTTATCTTTGAGAGTCTCAAGTGTGTCGTCCTTTCGTATAACCACTTCGCTAAGGTTGCAGAACTGTTTAGACCGTAGTACGATTTCAGAACACGGATTACATCCCCACTCAGTATAACCCAACTCTTTCCTTCTATCTGGCAAGAGATTGTTAGCCGCCTCCCTGTTGAAGATTCCTCGCTCACCAGATTTACTATCGTATAATGCTTTCCACTCCTCTATGAATATCCCAATGTCAGGCTTTTCAGTGTAACAGACTGAATTGTTAGCCAAAGCTCTTTGTCCATTATCATCCCACCATTGTCCAGCCTTAGCATCCCTCATACGAGGGTCACTAAGATTGCTTAAAGAAATAAGAGCACTCCTTCGTACTCCACCCACCACTACAATATCAGCTATCTTACACATCAAGTCATGCACTTCTATGGATTGCAACTTACGACCCTTAGCCTTCTTGAACATCTCTACTGAGAATTGAAACAAATCGACCAATGGTTGTGGCCCACTACTTAGGGACTTGTCCTTGGTATAGAAGAGACACCAGCTCCTTGAAAGCCTTAGCCCATCCAATCTTAGAATCTCTGACAAGGATGGTGGTATCTGTTTCATAGAAATCCTCCGCAATCTCTGGTAGTTTAGATACATATTGACGCTCAACACTAAAGCCTAGCCCTGTACCACACATAAGTACATACATAGTCTCATCGAATACACGAGGATGGTCTACAGCTACGTAGCTACAATTAAACCCAGCTACGTTATCTCTGTCTAGTGCCTCTCCTGCTGTCATCATGGTACGCATACTGCCCATGACCTCTGTGTCATAGATAGCTTCTTGTAGCTCCTTAACTACTTTCTTGTGCTTAGGGAACTTCTCAGTCCAGAACTTACCCCAACGGGCAGTAGTCTCATCCCATCCTTCTCTACGGTTATCCTCTGGTAGCCATCGTGCATAACGGCTAAGGGCGATAAACTCCTCATAACTACTCTTTAATCCACTCATATCATTTACCTACCATATTTTCAATTGAATCCCGTACAACCTCTTCCCATGTACGTTGCCATTCAGGGTTATCTCGCCACTTTGTCTTACATCCCAGCCAATCCTCTTTAGTCCACATCTCGAAGTCATAACCCTCTGGAACTTCCCCATACTCAACGAAGATAGCAGTCACCTTCTCAATCACTTCTTCTCTAGTCATATTCATTTACCTAATTTAGTTGCGTGCAGTGTACCACATATAGGGCAGAACACTATCTTTGGCATTGTATCCACATCAATGCTGAATCTTATGTGACAATCAGAACAGATGAACTCATAACATATCTCTCTTGTGTAGTTAATCACTCTACATTGCCATCAAGTATATCCAGCTTGAGGCTCTCCAATACCCCTACTAGAACAAATGGTTCATCTGTAGCTTTGAATACAGAGCTAATTGTATCATCCTCATTCAAGTAAGCCAAGAAGAAATCAGGCTGCTCCCCTTTATCTATCTTATCAGCTAGTATCCGTAGAGCACAAGCTGTGCGTACTGGTTTATTTAGTTGTGTTACTTCAGCCATTGTTCATACCTCATTGCTTTTGCAATATCCTGTTCAACATTATCCTTCTTACCAGCTCGTAGTCGGTACTTTAGGCAGTTGCCCTTGAGGTAGCCCCTAAACTCTTCCTCAGTAAGTAGCTCCTTAATTATATCAATAACCTCTACTGTACCGAACAGCTTGTAGTGGTTAGGTTCGTTTACCACATCTTCTCCACCCCTCTCTTTAATACTAAAGACACCAGTACACTCCTCATTAGGGCAATACCACTCCCAATCAAGAGGGTTATCACCCTTAAATCGTTCCTTTAGGGTAGCTCCGCAGCTATCACATTCTACTGGACTACTCATCTTTAATCATTCCTATTAGTCGTACTGCAACCCCAATATATATCTCCCAATCTTGCGGGTCATCTGCTAGTACCTTAGCAACCCTCTCTACTAGGTAATGCTCTCCTGTCCCTCCGTTCTGGCCTATCTGGTCAATACGTCCTTTGTCCTCGGACTCAGTCTGGGTCTTATCAGACCTATCCAAGGGCTTATCAGTCTCATAAGCCTCACACCTATCATACACTACACAACCTAGTGTGTTCAAACCATTCCGTAGCCCTATGTTGTAACAATAGCCACTGTCGAAAGAAGTACACCTCTGGTATCTCATTTAAAATTCCCCTTAAACTCTACCATCTGTTCTAACCTGTCCTCATAAAAAGACACTTTAGCTCTGAGGGTCGCAATCTCAATTATAAGATTTTCTGTTCTCATCCAATTCGCCGTATTCTCTTTAGCTCGGTACTCTAACTCTAGCCAATACTTTAAAGGCTTACCGTAGATATCCATCACACATCACTCCTAAACTGGAAGTGTCTGCTAGGGATATCTCTGGTAGTATGTACAATAATATCTGTATCGTTTACATAGGTTATCTTCTCATACAGTTCAAGGCACATCTCCCAATACTCATCACAAGAGATATCACAATACTCATCTTTAAACTTCAATGTAGCTTTATTACCATACTTCTCTTTAGTTACTTTCATCACAACCACTCCTTCATAAGATAGTTCATAGACAACTCCATTAAGCAGTAGTCCCCACCACTCACCTCATGCAACATCAAACAGCCTTGCCAATGGTCATTAGCTTGATGCCCTTTGTAGTCCTCAAAGTGCTGATAGAAACTACCTGCTACAAGTCCTCGTAAGGTCTTACCATTGCCAAGGTGCTTCATAGCCATATCAAGCCCTTGCTGATGTCCCATCACAAAGGAGAAGCCTACGTTGTTCAGCTTAGTAGTAGCCTTACCACCATAAGGGTGTCCGGACATTGGCTGATAGAAGTAATGAGCATAGGTCAGACCATCAATCTCAATAGGCTTAAGAAAGTCCTGTACCTCCCACCCATACCCCTCTAAGCCTAGTGTATGGAACCCCAACACACCATCTAGCTCAGGATTAGCATTGATATGTCGAGCTATACGGTTCTCGTGGTTGCCGAGTAGGAACACCATACGAGGGTTGTACTGCCTGTGCTTCCCCTTCTTCTGCTTCTTGTTGTACTTCTTAATAGGGCTTAGAAGCTCCTCCATTGCCCCCTGACCAGCTTTAATGTCCTCTAGGTAGTTTGCCCCCTCTGCTTTCTTAGTTCCCTTGTCATAGGAGCTTAGGGAGTGCATATCGAAGTGGTCTCCTAAGTGGATGATTACATCTGGCTTGTGCCGCACGATGTAGTTACCAGCAGCCTTTAGGTGGTTTGTCTTAACACCCGGTTTGACCTGAGTATCAGGAATTATAAAATGGGTACTCATACAGTCACCAGATAAACTAACCAAGCGGGAATACTAACCAAGCGGGAATACTAATCAAAGATGAGATAGCCCATACCCCAAAATAAAGCCCCGCCTTTCTCTCCAACACATCATCAAGGAGGAATCTATCTATCTGAGCTACAGAAAACAGGGTAATCAAATTAACTAAGAACACTTGTGTAATAATACTCATTCCTCATACCTCGCTACAATCTCTTTAAGCCTACCCAACAACTCCAACTGAGCGTTCTTGTAAGCAATATCCTCATCAATCCCTGTGTCCCAGTACATATCTAGGTCATCTAGTTGAGATATGATGAATACGTTAATGTCTGTTAGTAGGTCTGTCATTTACATAGCTCCTCATAAGTAACCTTAACAATGCGACACTTCCTCTGCCCATGCCTGTTTACCTTCTCTCTTGCATGTTTAAGGGTTTTGTAAAAAGCATAATGATGAGATGTCCAGACTAAATCATTATCAGTATTCATCACTGCATAACTAGGCGCATCTTTTGGTATAATCATTTCTTAACCTTCCCACTTCGTGACGCTTGTTTAAATAGCTTCTTAATGTGCTTAACAGGTACATCCCGTTGTTTGGCTATACGTCTTAGTGCCTTTGCTACTTTGTTTCTCATATTGTTCCTCCTCGTATTGCTCTCTAATCATATCAAACACAGCATCATCGGCTGGACCAAGGTCTATACTAGCAAACAAGTACCTAAGCCATTTCAGCTCTTCCATATCATCTTCACTCATATTCATTTACCCCTTAAATGTCTCTCTTGTGTACCATTCAAACTTCCACTTCGTAGCCCATTCCCCATGTGTCATCTTAGTACCGCACTTCCGTACCTTAGAGAATGGCATGGGGGTGTTAGGATTCTGGAAGATAAACACTATCTCATAGTCTGGATTACAGTCTCGTATCCACTTGTACTTTGATGCCTCGTTACTGTCTCTGAATCTACCTTTAACTTCGATAACTCGCTTAGGATTGCTAGACAACACAAAATCAGGCTGGTACTTATGGTTAATAGTGTACTCCAGTCTCTCAGGGTGGTGGTCATACTCTTTAAGCTCATTCTCATGTAGGTCTAGTTCCAGTTTGCTATCGTATCCCTTGGGT